TGATGCCTCAGGTCTAGTTGCCTTTCGAGTGGCCTTGGCAGCTCTTGCGACCGGGAGTTTCTCTCTTGGAGAGGCAGGGATTTCCTTAGGAATCTCCATTATTGGAGGATTTGCGGTGGGGATCTTGACGGCCTTTGTGAATCGTTGGCTGCAAACCTTACTCTTGAGTGTTCGCGCTAGTGATATTGCCAGTGAATTGTTATTAGAACTAAGCCTCCCTTTGTTGACCTTCTTCTTAGCAGAAGAACTCCATGTCTCTGGTATCATTGCAGTAGTTGTGTCAGGGATCCTAAAAGCCAGTCGCTTTAAGCACATTACCCTCCTTGAAGCGCGGGTAGATACTGTGAGTCATACTGTCTGGAATACGGTCAACTTTATCTTAAATGGGTCGGTCTTTGTCATCTTAGGAATGGAATTGGAAATGATCGCCAAGCCCATCTTAAGTAGTCCCATTTACAATAATCTTCTTTTAGTTCTTTCTGTCTTTCTGTTGACAGCCTTGCTCTTTTTGATTCGTTTTGTCATGGTTTACCTCTTTTATTGGTTCCGAACGGTTCGACTAAAAAAATCGTTGAGAAATTATCTAAAAGATGCTTTATTGCTGACCTTTTCGGGTGTGAAGGGAACGGTTTCGATTGCGACGATTCTTTTGATTCCAACCAAAATCGAAAAAGAATACCCCATCCTACTCTTTTTAGTGGCAGGAGTTACCCTTGTCAGCTTTATTGCAGGCTTAGTGGTACTTCCAAAATTATCAGAAGACAAGGAAGAAACCAATGACTACCTGATGCAGATCGCGATTTTAAATGATGTCGTCATGGAGTTAGAAGCAGACCTAAAGAATAGCAAGCACAAGGGTCCCTTGTACGCGGCGATTGATAACTACCATGGTCGCATAGAAAACTTGATTCTAGGCCAAGAAAACAGGCTCATTCAAAGGGACTGGGAACAGTTGAAGCTCCTGATTTTGAGTATTGAAAGTGATGGCTTGGAACAGGCTTATGAAGAAGGAAAGATTCGAGAGCGGGGCTACCGCGTCTACCAACGCTATCTTCGCAATATGGAGCAACGTGTCAATCGCAATCTTTCGTCTCGTTTAACCTATTACCTCTTGGTGTCTTTCCGTCTCTTGCGTTTATTAGTTCATGAGATCTTAACTTTTGGGTCTGGCTTGCGAAACTGGTGGACCCGAGAAGATAGAAAGTTAGAGGCTATTGATTATGACCAGATTGCGGCCCTTTATTTGGCCAATACGGAAATCATTATCGAAAGTTTGGAAGACCTCAAGGGGATTTATCGGAGCAGTTTGATCTCTTTCCTACAAGAATCTCGTCTGAGAGAGACAGCTATTATTACCAGTGGGGCCTTTGTGGAGCGGGTTATTAATCGCGTGAAACCAAATAATATCGATGAAATGTTGAGAGGCTATTATTTGGAGCGTAAGATTATTTTTGAATATGAAGCGCAACACCTGATTACTGCCAAGCAAGCGCGCCGTATGCGACAAAATGTCAATGAATTAGAAAGCTATTCCCTAAGAGAAAGTGCCAATACGCTTCCATATGATATGATCGAGTATGCACGGAATCGATAAGTGTAAAAGTAAAAGTGCTAAGATGGAACTCTTAGCACTTTTCAGATTGAGGACAAAGTTATCTTAAAAACTTTCCTTAAGTGAGTACGGACGTCAGCGAACTTCTACGAAGTTCCATGACTAATTATTAAGCCTGAGGTCTCAATAATTCCGAGTGCCTGAAACTGAATCGTTTCACGACGGAAAGTTTCAGTAGATGATTGAATAATTCTAACGAATAAATTTTTTTATTTTTATAGAATTTATTAGATTTGTAAAGAAGAACTGTTTGTCTATACTCTCGAAGTGCTAAGATGAGAATCTTGGCACTTATTGCTTTATTTACTTTCTTTTCAGTGTGCGATTTCTGGTTTGACAAAGAGTCGCTCATCACCAAGATCAATAAGGGATACTGGTGCTTCATAAAATTGGCTAAGGACATGGGGAGTTAGGATCTTTTCCTTTGGTCCTTGCTCGACCACTTGGCCATGTTTGAGTAAGAGGACATGGGTCATGTCTGTTGTAATTTCCTCAGCATGGTGGGTGACGTAGATCATGGGAGGCGCGTGATCCAGTTGTTTGATATGATGGATCTGACGGAGGAGCTTTTCTCTGGCAAAGAGATCCAATCCACTAGAAGCTTCGTCAAAAATGATCAGATCTGGCTGGTCCATGAGGCTTCGTGCAATGAGAACGGTCTGCTTTTCTCCCTGGGAGAGCTCACGGTATTTGCGGCCGATCAAAGAGCTAGCCCCAATTGAAGTTAGCATATCCCGTGCCCAGTTCAGTTCTTCTTCCCCGTATGCAGCAAATAAGATACTACTCTTGTATTGACCAGTTAGGACAATTTGCTCTGTCAAAAGATGTTCTGGCAGTCTTTCTGAAATGAAGGAGCTAACGATCCCAATACGCTTACGTAACTCAGGAATACCCCCTTCTCCAAAGCGGGTTCCAAGGACCGTTACCTGGCCAGAACTAGCCCAGTATTCAGACATGAGCAGTTTGAGGAGGGTCGATTTTCCTGCTCCATTTAAGCCTAAAATCGCCCAACATTCATTTTCTTTTACTTGCCAGTTAATCTCTTTTAAAAGGGCTTTTCCATTGCGGATCAAATTGACGTCTTGTAGTTCAATCAAATTATTCATAACTTTATCCTTTTGATTAAAATCTCCTTTATTCTATCATAAAATCTTTTAATTTAAAGATAGAATTGTCAGAAAGCCTATTGTTATAGGGTTTTTTGCTTGTCGTAATACGTTGTATTCTGACTTTGTTCAGTTATTTGTTCAGTTACAAACTCCCTAGAGCTGTTTCATAGAATGAAACGGCTTTTTTTGCACTCTCTTTTGAGAGGTGACTGTATGTATCCATTGTCATAGATAAAGTGGAGTGTCCTAGTCTATGTTGGAGTTCTTTATATGGTATTCCAGCATTTAATAACAAACTAGCGTGAGTGTGGCGGAAACCATGGAAACCAATATTAGGCACTTTAGCACGTTTAAAATGTGTTTTTAATCTTGTAAAAAGAGTACTGTTATTCGGGTATTCATGGATAAAATCTGAAAAGACTACTTTTTCAGTTCGTCCTATCTTCCAAGCCTCTTGGGTTTGTCTACGTTTGTACTGTTTTAATATTGTAACCGTTTTGGGGTCAATATCGATATCACGGTAACTAGTTTTTGATTTAGGACTATTCACCTCTCGCATACGGTTTAGTGTCTTTGTAACGTGAACTACAGCTCTATCTAGATCAATATCAGACCATTCCAGCGCCAACGCTTCATTAATACGGCAACCAGTAGCAAGTAGGAAGTTGTAAAGTGTTTTCTCGTAAAAATAGCGGTATCTATCACTATCCAAGTTGTCCAGATAATCTAAAAATGTTTTTAACTCAATGTTATCAAAGTGTTTAATCTTTTGGCACTTTTCTTTCTGGGTATTTCTTGGGAGAATGACCTCACGGGCTGGGTTGAATGGTATAGCTTTCATAACTACACCATATTGTAAGATACGCTTGTTTACAGTATGGATTTTCTCATAGTGTAAATAAGCCCCTTGCTCCCCGTTATTTGTCTTTCCAGCTAATTTGTTAATTATGTTTTGAATTAGTGGAGTGGTTAGTTTATCCAGCTTATAAGCCCCGAATAATGGCAGGATATGTTTATTTAAAATCTTACTCATGTTGCCTTGAGTATTTGGTTTTACTGTATGCTTATAGCTTTCCCACCATAATTCAGCGAGTTCTTTATATGTTTTAATTGTCGCTTCTTTGAATCTAGTAGAACCATTTTGAATGAAGTCTATTTCAGCTTCCTTGGCTTTCTGTTTGATCTCTTTTCTAGTTCTAGCTGTGATACTAGTTTTTACATCTTTTCCCGTTACTTGGTCAACTCCCAAGTAAACATTAGCACGGTATACTATTGTACCGTCTTTCTTTTTGTGTTCTGTAATTTTCATGATCGAAAACCTTTCTAATTCATCAGCAGGCAAGCAAGTGGGCGAATTAGATGGTTTTGATTATATTTAAAGAATAGATTTTATTAAGTTTTAATTAGATAATCTAAAATTGAGAAAAAACTACCTTGGAGAATAGCTAACATTTTATAATCTTCATCGGTATAGGTATCTCTATTAATAGATGGTGTGGTTATGATATTGCTGATCTCTTTAATCTTTTTATCTAAAAACTGTATCAATAATTCACTATTAACATCTTCTAAATTATTTACTTTGCAGTAATAGTAAAGTGGAATAACACAGTTTTTTCTATCGAGGGAATCGAGATCTGAAAGAGATTCTAAAAAAAATTGTATGTTATTGAATAGAATTGAATTATATTCTTCTCCCTCCAAAGCGATTATAGTTGCTTTCACAAAAGATAATTTCAATTCGTCAATTCCCAATAATTTGTTGACTGAAATACCAGCTATATCAGCAATACTTTTTAAGTTTGCTTTATTTGGAAAATTTCTATCTTTTTCCCAATTATTAACTGTTCCTTTTGAAGTGTTGAATCTCTTACCGAATTCTTCCATTGATTCGCCAAGAGAGAGCCGTATTTCTTTAATTTTTGATCCAATATTTTGTTGCGTTCTGCTCATTGGTTACCTCCAATTAAGTTAAGAATATGATATCAAATTTTTTTAAAAAAGTAAACAAAAGTATTGACTGAATTAAAAGGAAGTTGTATAATTGGTGTATGCAAAAGTAAAGGAGGTGAGAATATGAGTATCAACAAAGTCCGTGGATATCGTAATATGCTGGGATTAACGCAAGAACAGCTTGGTGCTAAATTAAAAATGACTAAGCAGTCTTATTGTAACAAAGAAAATGGGCGCTCAAGATTTTCTGATACAGAAAAACTTGCGTTTAAAAATCTTTTATGGCCAGTATTTCCAAATATCTCTATTGAAGATATATTTTTTTAACAAATGGTATTCAAAAGTAAATAAAAAGGCTCACAGTCGCCAAACTATCAAGCCTTTTATCACAAACTAAAACACAGCACAAGCAGGCAAGCAAGTGGGCGTTTTAGCAATACTTATTTACCTAAATTATACCATATCTCGGTATAGAGCGCAAAAAGTTGTACAGGAGGTACATAAAATGGAAACAGAAAAAACAGAATTAGAACTAACGGAATTAGAACTAGAGGAATTTTTAGAAGAGATGGAAAAAGTTAATGCACAATTAAGATTTAACAAAATTGTACAAGAGATGAAAGAGAATGAACCTAATCTTTATCAGATCCTATTTGATTTTCTACATAAGAAACTCTCTCTTGATGAATTGAATGACTTTCTTTCATTGGAGGGTGAAGCACGGTGGGCATATATAGACAACTACCAAGCTAGATAAGGAGATCAAAAATGATTGGTGATTTATTAGGCGTTGGAATTATTTTTCTATCATTCGTGAGTATATTCTTTCTTGCTGAGTGTTTCCATGAGTGGGCTGTAGCTTACAAGAAAAGGGGATATATCAGCAAAAGACAGCTAAAACGTATGAAGAAATGGCTTGAGATCATGGAGGCTAGATAATGGCATACCAGCAAGAGGAACGGGAAACAGTTGTAAGATATGATGAACAGGATAACGCTTGGTACATTGAAACAAACGTAAGACGGCATATATCAAAGTTTTTGAAAATGGCAAAGGCATTTGAAGAATTGAATGAGGAAAAGGAAGCTGGGCGAGTTGTTTCTATTCGTGCCAAACTTTCAGACCTTGACAATTTTTCAGTAAGTCCATTTGTCAGAAACAAACGTAAAGGACAAACTAACAATTTAATTCACGTACAGAATCGATTTTAGGGCTTGAAACCAGCCCTTTAATCGGTGAAATTCAACTTGAAATATAACAGGGGTATGATTATACCTCCCAAACGTGCAACCACAGGAAAAACGAATTTAGAAAGGAAAATGAATGTTTAGTTTAAGTAAAGAAAGTGAACAAGAACTCAGTCAAGGAGTTTTGACTTTGATTGATACGTTTTTAAAGTCACAAGATAAAGTTTTTCAAAAATCTTTGGGGCTTATGACAGCAAAACAATTGAAAGATGAGTTAGATATAAGGGACAACACACTAAAACGGTGGGAAGAAAACGGCTTGAAACGCTATCAACCACCGCTAGAAGATACACGAAAAGCCTATTATAAAATAAGTGATATCTTGATCTTTTTGGGGGCTGATAAATGAGAACAATAGAAGTTACTGTCCACTCTGATAAATTAACTGCATTAGATTTTCTAAAGGACAATCCAACTTTAGTACTGCAAAATGGAAACTATTTTAAATTTGTTTATTTTGAACCAATTGGAGCAGGATTAACAGACTTTCACACTAAAGGGATAACGATAAGACTGTGTGATAATCAACAGAAAAATTCTCATTGGAAAGTTGCAAGAAAGATCTCTCCAAAACTTATGAAGTCTGAACCATTGGCAGTATTGCAGAAATTAGAAGCTGGTAAGTTGAACGAAGAAAGGGAAAATCAAGCTATAGAATTAAATGGCTGGTTATTCGATATTATCACGAATGGAATCTATACCAAAGAGGATACAGCGCTTTTTATTCGGTTGCTATTCCTGCATGGTTATAGCTTCGAGCAGGTTACACAGCTTTTCTCTTCGATTGTGAAGCGTGTGGCACTTGCAAAGTGCTTTCTAGAGCAAATGAAAATAATCTATAAGGGGGTGAGTATTTGAACAATGGCAACAATAAAGCACAACCATTTATAAATGCTGGATACAGTCAAGAACTAATTCAAGAGTTAACTGATCTTACAGCGATTAGAGAAACAGAACAGAATAGTTTAAGCCTTACCCAAAAAGCAAAGGGTGACGGCTACAATCCTAGTCTAGACAACCTCAGAAAAATCCTTGAGCGTGATACTCGGTTAGCTGGTAAGCTGAAATACAATGAGTTTACAAATGAAATTGATATTTCAAACTCTATCAATTTGAATGGTGCTACTCGTCTATATGGGGTTGCTGATGACGCTCTAATAAAAGAAATTCGCTTATATATAGCCCAAAAGTATAAGATCGATTTTAAAAAGTCTGATATAGCTGATGTAATGGAGGTTGTAGCTAGATCGAACCAATACAACCCATTGAGATCATTCTTACTTGAATGTGAACAAGAGTACTCTCATTTAGCAGATCAGAAAGATCCATTTGATATCCTACGATATTATTTAAACGTTAAAGATAATCAATACAATCGAATTATCTTTGATCTGTTCTTTCGTGGAGCAGTTGCTAAAGTATTTGATCCAAGTATAAAATTTGACTTTGTTCTTGATTTAACAGGCGAGCAGGGAGTAGGAAAGACACAGTTTTTTGAGCAGTTATTTACAGATCAATACTTTACAACCGTGGATACACTCACAGAAAAAGACGATAAAGCCCGAATGGTGCGGAATTGGTGCGTTTTTGATGATGAGATGATCGCAACTAGAAAAGCGAGTTTCCAAGTATTAAAACGGTTTGTGACTGATAGAAAAATTGAATTTCGTCCACCTTACGCAAGTTCAGATAGACGATTGATGAAAAACTTTGTATTTGTGAGGGCTACTAATCAACCTGATTATCTGAATGATCTGACAGGGGAACGTAGGTTTTTAGTTGCTGAGGTATTCAAAGATAACTCTTACCGAGGTAGAAAGTGGTCTGAAAAGGATCGCAGGGCATTCTGGGGTGCTATGGTGACAGCATGGAGAGCAAACCAAACATTAACCTTATCAGACAGCCAAGAACACCTTATTAACACTGTAAGAGAGCGCTATAAGGTCATAGATGATGAACTAGAGGCACTTGAAAGGTATCTATCAACTACTTACCCTGAAAGAATGTACTTTGCTCCAATCAATGACGGTCTGAGAAGAACTTATATCTATGAGATGATGAACAATGGAGCTTACTTAAACGGTAACGGGGAAGAAGTCAAAATAGATACAGCAAAATACGGGGAGTTAGTCCCTCGTGAAAAAATGTCAATCGCACTATTTTTTAAAGAGGTTTTTCTGATTGATAAGCCTACACCGCAACAAAATGCAAAGATACGGCTTGCAATGAGGGGGAAACATACATGGGAGTACAAGAAAAATATCAAGTTTGGAAGAACTCCGACCTCAGGTTTTCAAAAAGTAGGAGAATCAGAATGAGAGTAGAAAAAATAAATAAAATGTTCCTACCGCCCTAACTCCTTGAGAGAGTAAGAGTTTCGAACGGTTCTCGTTCATGTGGGAGGAATTGTTTAGAAAAAATTCTACCACCCTAACCCCTTGAGGCTCTAAGAATAAAAGGTACTCGGTAGGAAAATAATAATATTTTTAATAATAATATTTATTAATGAATTAAATAGGTATTGTTATTTATATAATATTTTTGTTGCTGAAATTTTTCCTACTTTCCTACCAAGTGCCTAAATCGTTGATATAATGGGCTGGGATTGGTAGGATACAACTCCTACACTTTTCCTCCCAAACAAACAGATCCTACCAATGGAGAAAACAAAAATGCATGAAAAAATTTTGATCGAAAAAATGGAAGAGGGTTACCTATTTTATTTAAAAAATGGTATAATAGAGAGTGTAAAAGTTCCTGCGTACGGGAAACTGACACTAGTCTACCAACATAGTAAAGTATGCTATGTTGAAAAGGCTGAAACAATAAAATAGTATCTATCGGAACAACCGAGGGTGAAACATTTCATGAAGATTATGTAGGCTTCATGAGGGTTCATTCTCGGTTTTTTGATTAGGTACAGAAAGAGGTAAAAAAGATGACATTCACAACTATTAAGAGCGAACTTAAAACATTCGCAAACAAGAAAGTAGACTATATGCGCTCATACATTGAGTTACAAGAGAAACTAAAAAAAGAGGTTGCTGAGGGCATGAAAGGGAGCAAACAAGCTCAGATCGAACTAGCTGACCTCAAGAGCGAGGGAGAAGCGTACTCACAGAAAACCTATGATAAAATCATGTCTGATATCGAGCAGGAGCGCACCAAACAACTTGAGGAACTCAAATCAGAAAAGAATAGTGTGACTGCTGATGATGTGGCTGAATTGATGTTACTTGAAAGTACAAAGAATATTTCATGGGAAGAGTTTGAAGAATACCTGGAGAAATACCAGAACAAACCACTAGCAATTAAAAAGCTGGGAGAGATCGCCAAAACTCATACAGATTTATCATTCTTTGACTATGAGAAATACAATATTAAAGATCGTACCGAAAAATTAGCGGAGTACTTAAAAAACCAAGCTAAAACCTATCACAGCGAATTTTTAATCAATGGTGATAATATGTTACTTGTCACAGCGGAATTGAGTTTAGAACTTAATGAAACGGCTATAGGACGTTTCTTTGAAGAGAATGGGCTTTAAAATTGTCTGAAATTGCCTCAGAATGTCCGATAGAGAGGGGGTAGGCATGGAAGAATTAACGTTAAAAGAAGAAAAGTTCCTGACGGCTTTAATGCTTGCCCCAAATATGGGCAAGGCTTGCGAAAAAGTGGGGATCTCTAGACGCACGGCAC